TTGCCACCTTCCCTTGTTGTTACACTCTAAAACAAATGTTATGCATTCACAAAGCTAAGATAATCAAAATCTGCATTAACTGCAATAAGATCAATAAAAGTTTTAATAGATTCTACATCAGAGATATAGTATTCTTGAAACACTTCAAGCTTGTGTCTTTCTTGTTTAACACCTTTAGTACCTTGTGTAGGCTGACCATACTCATCAAGCTTAGGAAGCATCTGTAGTGTATTTCTTTTTGTTTTAGAAATAATTACAAATACTTTGCTCTCCGGGTCAAAGATACATTCTACATAAGGACAATCTGCCGTCATTGGCACTGTTCTAAAACTTGGTTTGCCGTTCCATTCTGAGGCAACCAGCATCATATTTTTTTCCATGTTGGTAATTTTTATACAAATTAACTTATAATCTTTAAGTTTTCCAAATCAGCTACTTTAATTAGTAAACATTCTTTCTCTAAATCAGGCTTATCACATAGTTCACCTACTTGTTCTATTAAATTTTTATCAACATCAAGAATCTCAGCATATCTTTCAAACCAATTTTCTGGATTTAAATAACTATTAATATAAACATAGTTGCCACTATACTGCTCAAAGAAGTTTAGTATAGTAGCTTTAGTTTTTTTGGATAATTTACTATAGTTACCTTTTATTAAATGTTCCCAATCTTCTTTTAAATCAGAAAAATCAAATACAAATACACTCTGTTCTGTATTAATTACTTTGTAATCATGTAGTCTAGTGTGTTTTAATAAAACATTTGATTCAAAATTTTTATATTCTAAATCAGTTCTTGTATCATATAAACATACTAGTTTCATATCCTCAGGAGTATATGTGTCATTCCATCCAAGATAAGTCTCAGATGGAACAACACTTGTACCCCTTTTAATTCCCAAGAGCGGATATATAAATATCTTGGACTTTTGAAAGTATTTCTTGTAAAGTGTATTTATGATCATAATTAAAGTGTTACATTACCTAAAGCTAACTCATAAGGCAATCTATATTCTTTGTTTTCATAGTGATACTTTATCTTATCTTCTATGTCTTCAAAGTCAGCTAACCATACTTCTAAAGTTTCTTTGCTTACCTGGTAAGGATACACTTGATTGTACTTGTCAATTACAATAAATGTAATTACAATGTTCCACTCAGCTGGGTCTGCTAATTCTTTAATAAAATTAGTCCAGGCAAGCTTGTGATAGATAGCAGCCTGAATCCAATATTTATAATAACTTACTGACTCTGGAAAAGAAGCAATATCTTTACCTGTTGTCTTTAAGTCATTGATAAACAATGTCTTAGTGTCATAATCCATCACAACATTATCTAAGATTCCCTTGTAACCAAATGGTAAATGATCCTGATTAATACTAATCATATGCTCACTAAATGTTTTTATGTGAACATCATTTGGAGTTTTATCCAATTGTAAGAGAGATCTTACTGCTTGATTTGACTTCAGTTCAATAACAGACTCTTTACAATTTGCAAGAGTTGTTGAATCAACTACTGTCTTGTCAAGACTTTGTTTTAGAAAATTAAAGTATGCTTTGTTTTCTTCTGTGAGAACTTTATCTAATCTTTGAGTATCTGTTTTAAGAGACTGATATAGATTTGCTATAAGTAATTCTGAGAGTATTTCTTGAGAGTAATCATTCAAAGATAGTGTATCATTTCCAATTGTGCAATGATATTTAAAAATATTATCAATAATTTTTCTTTGGCTATCAGTTGGAAACTTGCCAGGCATGCTGATAAAATCTCTCTCATAGTTATCAGGCTCAAATAAAAGGCAGTGTAGGACACGCCCTGCTACCAGGTGCGCGTCCGTACTGTCCTCTCTTTGGTTGAGCACATAATGACTGTAAAACATTCTAGGTGAGAACAATAGCTTATTAATGCTACTGTAGCTAAAATAGAATTTGTTTTTGTAAAATAATTCTAGTTCATCAGAACCAGTCAATGTCAGTGGACTCATTTGTTTCTATTTGATGGTTAATTGATTCAGGTTCTGGTTCAATAGTATTTTCAAGCTCAACTAACTGTTCTTTTAGATCAGCTCTTTCAACTCTTGTAATTGCTTCCTCTAAAAGTTCATCTTCTATTTGCTCTTCCATATACAATGAAGCCATTGCTCTTTCTTCTTCCTCATTCTCAATTTCTCTTTCCGGAAGAATATTAAATTCAGTTACTGAAGCAACTTCTTTAGAGTCCTCTTTATATTCTATTATACCAGTATAAGAATTATTAATTGCTGTTTGAACTTCTAGAGTAGGAACTATTGCACTTACACTAAATGTAGTGCTATGAGCAATATTTCTGATAAACCAATCAGCTCTTTCTTGGAGTAAAACATGATTCCAATCTTTAGTAAGCAAGCCTAGCTCTATTAATTTCTTAGCTACTCTATCTGGATTTAACCAACCAATCTCTTTTACCGTTATACTGAAATAACTAACCATAGACTTAAAGTTCACATGATTTCTAGTATGACATTCTGAAATTCTACCAGAATAATCTTCAAGAAGAAGCAATAGATACAAAGCACTGTCTATATAGTTAGAGTTTGCCATAATCTCCATTGCCATGATATGATTATCCTGGTCAGAACTTTGAAACATCTTAACCAACTGCTGATATACTTCAGGAGTAATAGTAACTGCATCATCACCATTAATCATAGCAAGTAACTCTGATTCATCAAAGATTGTTTTATTCTGAATATCATCAAGAATATCTTTATATTCATCTTCAACAAAATGAACACTAGAAGAATAACCTGATAATGTGACAAATCCTTTGTCATTCATATCCCTTGCTGTACTATACTCAATGTATATTTTTTCTGGATTACATGCTGCTATTGCTGTATCATACTTATCTGTGTAATACATATCAAAACCCATATGAGGTTTTAACCACTCTACATATTTAGTAAACTCTTCTGTTTTAGCACTATGCAAATAACGTCCACATGTAATTTTATTTATAGTAGCTCTACCAGAAATGATAACATTAGCTCTCTCAGCATCTCTAACTACTTTTACTCCAAGATTCAATGCTAAATCTTTAAGCTTAACCCTAGGAATATTAACTCCCGGCATTAAGAATATGCTATCTCCTTGTGCAGGAACATATCCTTTACTTACGGTATAAATATCATTCTTATTATCAGGTATACCATAAAGTAAATCTACATCTAGTGTATCACCGTCTCTATTACAAATTATAATTTGTTCCATAATATAAAAATATAGGGGGCTATTACACCCCCTGGTTAATTACTGAATTGCCATTTTTACTACAGCAGTATCCGCCATTAAAGCAGAGAACTTAACTTTGTTACCGTTTACAATCTCCTTGACCATATAATATCTCAAGTCATTTGTAAAGCCATCAAACTCAGTAGTAACTTTAGCTAGTCTGTCAATCATAGCTTTAGGAACTGAACCTTTTTCAGCTACAGTAAGTGCATAGTTAATTACACGAGTTGCAATTACACTAGAAAGATCTGCACGGAAGTCATCTCCTTCACCAACTGAAGCTAACAAAGCACCTTTTACATATGCTTCATCTTTAGTAAGCAAATCTTCCGGGGAAATCATCTTGTCAAGCTTGTTATTGATAAACATAGTAAACATGCTAGAGAAATCTGTACCAACAGAACCCTCACCAATCATCTGAACAAGAGGTAACTCATCTTCAAACTTTGGAATAGAACTAATACCATTAAAGAATGTAGTAATAGATCTTGGATTAACTCTCTGAGTTACAAGTTCTGGGTGCATCAACATGAAGTTGATACATCTGCCATCAATAGATGCTTTCTCAGCCCACTTAGCCCACACGTTGACATCATACTTCATCTCAACAGAGATAAATCTTGTCTTCTGAGCTACGTCAAGACTGGTTACATTATAGTCACCATTGTCTGGATTAGTAGTCAAGATAACATGCCAGTTCTTTGGAAGCTTCCATGATACATATTCTTGGCGGTCCAAGATCTCCATGGTAGCTTGCATAAATCTGTGGTCAGCACGAGTATAGTCATCTAAGATTAGGAAACCACCCTCACCTTTACCTTGAATCCACTCAGGAGCAGCATGAGACATTCTCTTATCTGCTACAGTATAACCTGCTTTCATCGCAGCTGGTACTTGAGCTTCAGTAATCCATCTTTGTTTACCTTCTTGGTTCTTTACTAAGAATTCTTTAACAGGAAAACCAACAAGGTCACCCAACTCCTCAATCTGAGATAGATTAAGTTTTACTACTTCCATACCAAGTTCTTTACCTAACTGCAAGATTGCAGAAGTCTTACCAAGACCAGCATCACCCTCAATATTAATAGCCACAGGAATCTTTCCTTCAGACTGAATATGTTGATTGTTTTTAACCATGTGACGGATAAAACCTTTTAACTCATCTACGTTCAATTGTACTGTATTCATAATATTTGTTTTTATAATTCTAACTTAATAACTTGGCCCTTACACCTAAATCCATGTGTAAGAGCTTTTCTAACTGTGCCTTCATTGGCATTTAATAATAGTGCAGCTTCTTTAATACTTGATACAACAGTTGTTTCAACTCCATCAAATATGCTAATCTTCTTAATTGAATATGGTTTTCTATTTCTCTTAGAAATACTTGATATAGCATCAAACTTTTCCTTTCTCCATTGAAAACCACTAGAAGATTTATAATTTCCACTTGCAGCATCTCCTATGGACTGCTCATTACCGTTAACAGCTAATGCAGCTTCCCTTATACTATTGTACTCATTTACATAACAACCATCTAGGGTATATTGATATACCTTAATTGAAGCATGATTGTCCTTACCTAACCTTTTATTAGTGTTAGCCATTCTCAACTTTTCTTTTGTAATTTCACTTTTTATTCTACTTATAGGATCTCTTTCAGCATTGATATCACATTCATAATAATTAATGTAATGTACTTCTCTCTCAAGATAGTTCTCACAAAATTCAATAACAGTAAAAGTCATTTCTTCTTTATACAAATTATAGACTCTTTGAAGAAATTCATTGTAATGATTACCTCTCTTTAGAGAATTTAGATGCTGTTTATACCTAGAGTATATATCAACACTGCTACCCACGTATCTATGGGAATTTGTACTTATGATATACACTCCACACTTCTTATGTATATCCTGTTTTTGATGTTTTAATTTCATATACAAATATACATAAAAAATGTGATTAAGTAATAAAATTGGAATTAAAGTTCAAGTCTGATAACCTGTCCTGGAAGGTCTTCATTCATGCTTGATTGTTCTGACAAAACCCACAGAACTCT